CTCCGTTTCTGTATTAAGTAAAAGAGCCCCTGCGCGATGAGGGACTCTTACTAATCTTCTTTTTACTGGAGCCCATGAAGGACGTTTTCTTCCAACTAGCATTTGAATATAATCTTTTCTAATATTATTAAAAGTAAAACTAAGTTTCCCCAACGTGTTCACCACCCTTAAAATTCCGCTCTTCTTTTTTGTTCACGATCTTGAAGCTTTGTAGTATAGGTGTAACTTCCGTTCGCAAGCTCTTTTCCATCTAAAACATTAGTCATGTTTACGGTTAAATTCAGTTCTTGTTCTCCAACTGGTCTATTTGGGAATATTGTTTTTGCGATAGATGGATTGCTATTAGATAATTGCGGTTGCGCATATCCGTTGAAGTCGCTAAATGTATTACGTGGGATACTATATTGATTCGTTTGGAATCCAAAATCAAAAACAGACGGCATGTTCCCCATTTGTTTCTTAACGGTTCCAACTACATTTTTGGCTGCATCGACAACAAACCGTTTCCCTTTATCCATACCAACTCCAACACCTTCTGGAACCGCGCTACCAACTGGAATCATCACTTTAGATGGACTGTTAATCTCTAGTGCTCCAGAAATAGTCTTTTTAATATCACTTGCAATTCCAGCAGCCTTGCTAAATAGACCTCCTGAAGCGTCATCTATTCCTTTTCCAAGACCTTCTATGATTGATTTACCAATGGAACGTAAATTTATAGAACTGAAAAATTTTTCAACTGTATTCCATTTTTCTTCGATACCGCTTTTCACTTCGTTCATCTTATCTTTTACCGCTTGGACTTTTTTGCCAAATTTTCTCGAAACTGTATTTTTTATTTCCTCAACCTTGTTGCTTGCAGAGTTTTTCATATCTTCATATTTATTGGTAACATCCGACCACATTTCTTTCATTTTTCGAATAACATCATCTTTCATAACTTGATATTTCGATTTTACTTGGCCAGTTTCCCAATCTACCTGATTTGCATGTTCACCAGCTTGCGCTTTTGCTTCACTCACAATTTCTTTATGCTTATCTCGAGCTGTAGAAACTGTACTATCATACTGACGTTTTGCCTCTGCAATAATTGCGTTCGCTTCATCAGCAGTGATTGTTTTATTTTCATCACGTTGGCGAATTGCCTCTGCAATTTTTTCATCACGGGTCTTTTTCGCATCTTCAATAACTTTATCTCTTGCTTTGGCGCTATTCTCTACAACTTCCGCTGCCTGTCTAGCTGAAATTTCACTAGCCTGCACACGCATATTTTCAAGAATAACCTTTTGCTCCATTTGATTTTTAGACATATGTTCGACAGCAACTCTGTCCATTTCATCCTGTAATGCTTGTAACGAGATCCGCTCGGATGCTGTTAATTCTCTATTTTCCCTAGCGGCTGTTTGTAGAATTTCTTTAATTTTATTTTCTTTTTCTTGTGTTTTTAGCTTTTCTTGTTCATAGTGCTGATTTAACTGTTCGATTCGTTTGTTCTCTTCTTCAGCGGTTAATACATACGAATCCGTAAAGAACTTTTTAAGCCCTTCAATTTCTTTTTGCTGCCTTGCGTTGGTTTTTTCAATGATTGTATTAGCTAATTTGTCATATTGACCAATCAACTTTTGCGACTGTTCCTCTGTTATTACTTCATGGTTCAATCTAATTTCAGTTAACTTTTGTCTAATACCATCGGACAGCTTGAAATACTCGCCTAGAACCTTCTTTGTTGAGGAGCTTACTTTTCCTTCTGTATTTGTAGCAAAGCGATCTACTGAAGCGATACTGTCTTCTGTTGCTTTTTGATATGCTTTATATGCAACAACACCAGTTCCGATAAGAGCCGCTGCTACTAGACCAATTGGCCCTGTTAAAACCGCAAGCGCGCTTCCTAAGAATCCAACTGCTCCAGCCGCAATTCCAGCAATCCCGCCCACTGATGCTAAAGCAAGAGATAAAGAACCAATTCCTGAAGCAATCATTCCAAACGCTGCTAAAACCACACCTATTGCTGTAGCCACAGCTGTTAAAGCAAGGACGATACCACCTGTAATTGCTATTGCCTTTTGTACTGGTCCAGGTAAAGAGTTGAATCCATCAACAAGTTTTTGTAAACCAGCAACAAAAACACTAACTACTGGAGCTAGTGCATCACCAATTGTTTTTTTCATTGTAGAAAATGCTGAATCTAGTAATGTAAGACGTCCCTTTAACGTATCAATTTTGGTCGCTGCAACATCAGCTGCCGTAACTTTAGACATGGAATCCCACATCTCATTAACACCTTTTGCTCCTTCTTTAAAGAGAATAGTCGCACCACGTACGGCATCCGAACCAAATAATGTTTCTAAAGCCATGCTTCGTTGCTGGTCTGTCAAATCTTTCATCGATTCATGAAGTGTCCCTGAAATATTTTCTAGACTTTGAATATGCCCTTGTTGATCGTAGAATTTTGATGATAAGAAAGCTGAACTTGTTGCTAATTCACGAAATGTTGTATCACATTTATCATTCCATTTCGTTACACCTTCTGTTTTCATTACATATTGTTCTAAAGCTACTTCTATATCCCCTACATTTCTGGAAGCTGGTTGAATACCGTTTTTAACTAAGAAATCAAAACCAGCCTGCGCATTATAAGTAATAAGTCCTAAATCTCTCATTTTGTTATATGCTTCTTTTGTTGAAGGGTTTAAACGCATTAGCATTGTTTTTAAAGATGTCCCTGCATCTGATCCCTTAAGACCATTTTGTGCGAATACCGCTAAAGTTGTAGCTGTATCCTTAAACGTCATTCCGGCTCCCGCTGCTACTGCTGATGAAGCTGAAAGTCCATATTTTAACTCTCTTACATCAGTTGCGGAAGCATTGGCTGCACCAGATAAAATATTGGCTGCATCCGCAACTGAAAGATGGTCTGCTTTAAATGCATTCAGAGCTGTGGAAGCAATTTCGGCTGCTTCACCTAACTCTAATTCCCCTGCCGTCGCTAAGTTAAGGGCACCTGCCAATCCGCCGTTAATAATATCTTGTAAGCTAACACCAGCCTTTATTAATTCCTCGATACCTTGACCTGCTTGAACACTGGAGTATTTTGTTGTTTCTCCCATATTAACAGCCAATTCACTTAACTTTTTCATTTCTGCTCCAGTAGATCCAGAAACAGCTTTTACATTGGCCATCTGTTGCTCAAAATTCATTGATTCAGTGATTGCTGATTTTAAGCCCCGACCTATTGCGTAAGTCATACCACCAAATACCATGCCGATCTGCATTCCGGCATTTTGTAAATGATTACCCAATGTCTCCATGCGATTACCGAAGTTCAATAGGCGATTCCCTTGCTGTTCTAATTCACGATTTGACTGCTGTAATCCAGTTTCAAATCGATTCAGTTCAGCTGTTGCCCGATGAATTTGTTCAGCGTATCTTTGTGCTGATTGACTCGCTTCGCCTTCTTCTGTTTTAGCACGATTATAGGCTTGTTGAAGTTCCCTAATCTTCTCTTTTTGTTTATCTACCATACGGGATAAAACATCTATTTTAGCTCGTGTTTGTTCTGTCGCATTAGAAAAACCGCCCATACCTGTTGTAATAGACTGAAATTCAGCCTGTAAGGATTTTAAAGAGTTGTTTAACTTATCCATCCCTTTTTGTTCAGCTTGACGGTTTACTTGCTTTAATTCATTTTCAAATCTATTTAAATCAGCAACTGCCTTATTAACTTGCGAAGCATATCGCTGGGTTGCTGCATCATTTTCACCTAATTTAGCCTTATTTTGATCATAGGCTTGTCGTAATGCTTTAACTTTCTCTTTTTGTGCATCGATGAGCCTACTGAGTGTATTCATTTTCGCTTGCGTTTGTTGACTAGCGTTAGCAAAACCACCCATACCTGTACTTACAGATTTTAATTCGTTCTGTAATGTTCTGACTGCACGTCCTGAATTCGCTATACCTTGACGAAAATTCACATTATCAAGGGACAGCCTAACGACTAAGTTATTCATTTCATTCGCCATCATCTTCCCCCTCGTTAGATAATGCTTTCTGCTGGAACTTCAATTTCATTTGAATTCTGATTTTCACTATTTGACTGATCTTGTTCGCGATACTTTTGGTTCAGCCGCAAATAATGCCAAATATCCATTTCGTTATCGATATGATGATGTTTATATCCCTGACGTAATAAAGAGAGGTAGAGCTCGTCCATAAACTCACTGAACGTTAGCCCTCCTCCCTCTACGCGTTTGGGTTTTCTTCTTCTCCAGATACAGGATTACCACCAGCTGCTTCCACAGTTTCATTTATAATTGCATTAATTACGTCTGAAGTTGTTGATAAAAATTTACGAGCATCAATTCCATCCCAATATTGATCTAATGTAAATTGACCATCATAAACTTTCACTACGAATTGAACCATTTTATCCATATCTTCTGGACCAGGATTGTTTGGAATTTCAGCAAGTTCAGGAGCCTGACGAATAAGGCGGGCTGGAATAAATTCTGGCATTTTAAAAGTTTGTTTTTCTTTATTAATCATTAATGTTAATTTCATAGTTTTTCCCTCCTAAATTTAATAAAAAAGAGAGAGTTTTTGCTCCCTCTTACTTTCCTGCTGGTGGTTGTGTCACTGGTTTTTCATATACTTTATTAAACCAATTATCTCCAACTAATTTTGTGAACGTTGGTTCATCTTCATCTGCTGTGAATTTCGTTCTATCATCAAAATCACGTTCAATAAAGGACCCTTTCAATTTTGTTGTTTGGAAGTTCGGTTTGTCTTTTTTCGTTTCAGCTTCTTCTTCCTCTTGTGAAAGTTTCCCTTTTAATAACCAAACATATCGATACTTATCATTAGCTTTTAAGAATCGGAAACCAATAGCTAAATATGGTTTCTCACCTTCACGTTTCTCATCTAAAACGCCATCTTTTACTTCTGGAAACCCTTCAATGTCAGCCTTTGTAGAAAGTGAAAGTCCTCGAACCTCAATCTCCACTTCAGTTTCGCCATCAGATTCTGCAATCTCTGATTTTCTGTTATCGCTCCACATAACCTCAGAAGCTACTTTTTTAGTTAATTTAACCTTTACAGCACCTTCCATTTTCTTTACATCTGTATATTTAATAGCAGACGAATCATCTTGTAAAACTTTCGCATATACAAGGTTGTCTACACCAACCGTTGAACTAATTCTTACAACTTCTCCAGCCATTTATAATTCCACTCCTTTTGCGAATCTCATCGCATAATGAAATATTTGTGTATCCTCTTCATATAAATCAGCAACCGCATAGCGTGAGAAACCAATTCTTTTCATGATTTCATTCACTTTTTGATGGATTGCTGTTGTACTACCCTTTGACCAAATATCGATTTGAAATGTGATTTCACTTTCGCTTTCATCATTATCTGCAAATCCATCTGGTCGATTATCTAATTCGAAAAACGTAATACGCGGAAACTCTTCAGCGTTTTTGGCTTTACGATAATAAACACGTTTTCCGCCTAATAAAGAAACAAGCTCCTGATTATTTCCAAGAGCTTGCACAATTTCAGGGCGTAAATTTATCATAAATTCAGCCCCATTTCATTCTTCAAGATATCTGTCATAGCACGTACCGCATCCGCTTTAGAAGCGTTAAAACCTGGTTCTATAAATGGATGTGCTGGCATTTTAGAAGTACCCCACTCTAAAAACTTTCCATAGAAATATGGAGAACGGTCCGCTTTGTCTATTCCAATCTTGATTGTTTTCACACCATTTTCCATTCGTGCCTTCGTAACTCGTATATTATCAAGCAAATGTTGGCCTGTACGCCAAGGTTCACTTTTGGACGGTTTCTTAGGACTTGAACTCCTCGGTTCACTTCTTTCTGCAATGGCTTTTCGAATTTGCTCACCACCAGCTGCAAGGGCTTTATCTTCAATCTTTTCTCCACGTAAACCCATCTGCTCTAATTCAGATATCAGGCGATCAAAACCTAAAAAATCAACACCATCAGCCATTCATTCCACCACGCTTCCACATGATTGATAAAGTGTGTTTTTCAGTTGGAATAACCGAAATAATGTCATAAATTACGTTCTTGTACTTAATCTTCATATCAGCGTTCACATCAGCACGATATCGAATTTCTGTTTCGCCTTGGATTTCGCTATTAGCTGCCGCTGCTTCAAAGTATTTTCGTCCCTTTAAGAAAGTAAAAGAGCCCCATACAGTAAAAGAATCCTTATAACCTTCTATCGGATTACCGTCTGGGCCCCTTGCATCATCGTCTTTTATTTGGAATGTAAGACGTTTATCTACTTTACCTGGATTCATGTTTAAGCACCTACACAATATTGCAATTGGACTAATATTGACTTCAAACTAAATGCTAGTTGTTCAGCTTTTCCAACCGCTTCCCGATTTTCATGCCAATGAGCAATTAAAATACGAGCTGCTAATTTAGCAAGCTCGCTTTTTAAATTTACATTTTTACTTGTGGCATTCTTAATATACATTTCAGCTGCTATTACGAAAGATGTAATGAGATCGTCCTCCTCATCACCATCCACACGAAGATACTTTTTTGCTTCCTCTAATGTTAGTACCAAGAAGGACACCTCCTACCATGTACTTTAAAAAAAAC